CATTTCTGTGTTGTCTAAGTCTGTTTGTTCCCACCATACAGGGGTTGGAAAGTATAAATCCATTTGCATCATTGTGGTATAATATCTCCCATTCTCATTGCTGGAGCAAAATCATCTGAAAATGCAAATGTATGGCTCCATCTAAAATCAACACTAGGCGAAACAATTGCGGCATGGCTAATGTCTGCTTTATACATAGTCATTTTTCCTTCAATTGAAGGTGCAGCACCCATACATTCAAATCCCCATTTACTCAATTCGTCATCTGTCATGTTAAACCACGTGTTGGAACGCTTAGGTGACTGTGCTAATTCTCTCCATGCTTCAAACAAAGGATGTGTTGTATCAAGTTGAAAGTCGTATACACAGTTTTTTACTTCGCCATGATACTTGTATAGTTTTGTATTTGAATCCTCAATTAAGTGATTAGTAAACCATAAATTAGCAACTAATCCTTTAGGATAATCTACATGCGGAAGTCTATAACAAGTAATTGGTTTTGCCCTATCTTTAAAATAGATGTTGCCCCATTCATGTATTTGAGGATCATACATAGTATCTTCAACATTTTTAAGATAAAAATCTCTAATTAAAAAGCAAATGTTTTTGTATACCCAGTCTGGTAAATGTATAGTATCAAACGGATTAGGATCCATGTTACCTTCTGCACTGTTATCTTTAACAATAGGAAAACATTTTACTAAGTTTTTAAATATTTCAAAGCCGTCATTATAAAACGGATTGTCTGCAATCCAATACCCAATGCCTTGACCTAAGTCAACATATTCTGTAGCAAAGTCATTTAATGACTTTACTTTTAACACTTTGTCTATAGTGTTTGCATCAGGGTAACAAATCTTAAAATCCATCATTTAATATTAATTGTCATTACAATTCTTTCTTGGTCTGTATTGTTAGGCGTAACGAAATGTTTAAGCCAACCTGGAAAGATAATAACATCTCCTGTTTTACATTCTACTTCGCTCAATGTTTGCGTTTCATTAACTATTGGAAAGTTGCACATGTGGTACTCTAACGGATTTCTAAATACAATATTTCCACTGTTAGGCGGACATTTTAGATAGCAACTAGCAACGAATGTGCTATAGTTATGATGGTGTTCTTCAGTATAACCGGATTTATAATGTCTATTAAACCAAGATCCAATTACTTCTGAGTGTCGGTTGTAAAAATTTAATTCTTCTTTAATGCCTGTTAGCTTATTACCTAGCCATTCTTGGAAGTCGCCAAGTTCTTCCCATGTATGCGGCTTTTGCCATTCGGGGTTTGCTACTGTTGATAAAGCATTGCCCTTTTCTAAAGCTGAGTTGTGCTTAACAGCATCAAAAACTTCGTCAATAGATTTTTGTAATGTATCTAAAGGAAAGTCGTAAGTATACTTCCATATATAAGGCGGAAAGAGATGTACTCCTCCTTCATTAATCTGACTTACCATGCTCTTCCTCATAGGTCTCTAAAGCTAGATCAATACCCATAAGTGTTCCTTCCATTTTTAATGTATCAACAGAAAGTTCTTGACGTTTTGCAAAATCAATAGAAGTGATACCGTAAGGATTAAGTTTTAAATCTGCAAATTCTTTTTCTAACTTTTCAAGTTCGGCATTCTGTGTTTCAAGACTAGCTGTTAATTGTACCTTAACAGCAGTTAATTTTTTAATATAATTGTTTTCCATATTTGTCATCCTTTGTGTTTATACTTATTTAGAATCTTAGAGGCTCTTTGTAATCTTGAACCTAAATGATCGTGCTCTAGTATTACGCAATTAGCTGCATAGTTATAAGCAGCTTCTCGCTTATGGTCATTCTCTGTTGGCTCTTCAATTATAGCATCATATGCACTATAAAGCAAGTCCTGTTTTTTCACAGGAATGTATTGTGCTAATGGTGTTCCTGCACGTATCAACGTTTCGCCTTCAAGCACTTTCCAAAACAGTTGAACATTTATTACATGAGACTGCATAGGATCTAATAGTCCGTGTGCTGCTGTAAACCTCGATTCGTTGTTATATGTTACAGGTAGTTGCAGTAGCATCATATCATTTGAAGCTTCAATTCTCCAAGGAGTTTCAATTTTGATTGTAGTGTGTAACGTATCAGATGGATCATCTAATATTGGCATTGTTTGAGCTTTGTCATGCGATGCAATATAAGATTCAGTACCCGGCATACCCTTACCAAACTGCATCGGTTCTGCCCATTCAAATGAGGCGCCGTCACCGTTTGTTCTAATTTTAAAATCAGCTGGGGCAGTAATGATCCATCCCGTAGTTGCAATTTTACGTATGCCAGGACACTTAGCTACAGGAAGCATCCCTGGAGGAGGCACATCTTTAGTAAATGATCTCACTATTGACAATGCCTTTACAGGGGGAAACAAATCCATTACACCCGGGTATACACTATAAAATCGAATATAAGACTTCTTTTTTTTAAAAAAGTTCTTTATATTTTTAATCAAGTTTATGCTCATCGTTACCACCGTATATATTTTCTAGTAAGAATTGATAATGCGTTGGAAGATCTTTAATGTGCTCTATAACAAAGTTTTTATACTGCTGATACATTCTATCAACTGCACCTACTTCTTCTTGAAGTTGTACTAATTGTCTATTACTAGCTGTTAATAGTGACGGTGTTCCAGTTGGACGTAATCCCATACCTGCTTCAATCATGTTATTACCAACATGACTTGGCTCATAACTATGTGCGCCTATAATGTTTCCAAACATATTAGCCCATTGGCCATGTTTTTGCATTTCATCGGCATGCATCTCTGGAGAATATTCGTTAAGTTCAGTACACCAACGCCAGTACGGAGTATCTTCACGCATCGACATTGCATAATGTTGCGAAACAAAATCTCTAAACTTAATTACGTCAAACTCAGCTGAGAAATTAAATCCTTCTTTTTCACTGCGTGATACAAATCCGTCTCTACGATTTAATAGATCGACCAACTTAATAACATTCTCATGTGTAGTTAATAGTCCTGTTGATTCTAATGGTTCAACAAATCCATAACTTAACCCCACACCAACTACGTTACCTTTCCACGCTCTATGTCTACGTCCGTGTCTAATTTTAACTTCAAACATTTCAGCAGCTTCTGCAATTTCAGGAGTGTGTGTTTTTGCTAAATGTTCTCTAAATTCAACCTTAGCAGCTTCTGGAGTAGTAAATCTACTAGAGTACACATACCCAGTACCAATTCTATTCCATAAAGGAATATTCCACACCCAGCCGTTGCCAAGTGCAAAACAATCAGTTACATTGTGCATTTGCTCTTCTCTATTAGTATAAGGAAGTCTACATGCCCAAGCCTTGTCATTTGCTAAATGGTTTTCAAAACTTCTAAAATGTGAGCCCATCCATTGTTCTAATAAAATTGAGGCAAAGCCGGTACAGTCAACAAACAAGTCTGCTTTAAGGATAGTTCCGTCAGCACATAAAATTTGAGTAATGTATGTATTAGTATTATCTTTCATGTGCGAATGTACTTCTCCGTACATGTGTTTTACACCTAAAGGAATTGCAATGTTATCTTTTAGGTATTGTCCAAACAACTGTGCATCCATATGATATGCAGTATCGTTATCGTAATCAAAGTTTCTTAATACGCCATTTTCATTTTTAGTTTGCTTGTTATGCTCTGCTAGTAGCGTGTTACCTGTACAGAAAAATCTAGCATATTCTTCAGGACCGTATTCTTCAGGACGTAATGCAGCTAGTTGTTTCCAGTTGTCTGGCCCACTAGGCTTATCAGTCATATCAAGTCCGTCACTAAACGGGTATTGAAATACTTCGCCGTTGCCTTCTCTGAAGTTTGTAAATTGAATTGAATTTTTATATGTAGCATTACATGCTGCCATCCAATCTTCGTCTTTAAGATCAAGTAAACGCATGTATCTGTTGATATGCCCGAGGGTACTTTCACCAACGCCAACTGTGCCAATAGACTTGGATTCAATTAGAGTTATATCTAAATGTGGGCAACATTTAGCTAGTGCTGCTGCTGTCATCCATCCTGATGAACCGCCGCCTACAATTGTTACTGTTTTAATTTTCATTATAAATCCTTTGGTGTATTATATGCTACTATTATTTAGTTAGAATCTGAAGTGGAGTAAATAAAAAAAGGCTCCGAAGAGCCCTTTAATATTGGAGTATGTAACTAAGTTTAAACTACTTCGTTTGAACGATCAGTCCAACCTTCGTATCTTTTCCAGCACGGCATATCTTCTGTGCTTGAATTACAAGGACTATCATTACCTGGTTCCATTGTATTACGTCTAACCATTGCTTCTTCTTCTGTAATAAGAATTGGCGCTGGAGGTGATGGAATCATTGTTTTAACTGTAGCAATATGCGAAGCCCAAGGACCACTTGCTGAAATTGTACCACTTTCTTGTATTTCGTGATATAACATATCAAGTTGTTCGCCAACTTCTCCATAAGCAACTCTACGTGCTTCTGAATCTTGTGTATATGGGCCATCTCTTTCAACCCAAATCATTCTTTGATTCTGTGGTGACCATTCTAATGTCCAGTCTAATGTAATTTCGTCTGGTGCATCAATCCACTGCATTTTTGCATCTGGTCCGTTATAGATTTCAAACTCTTCGCCTGGGTTTCTAATATCTTGTACCCAACCTTGATAACCAATTAGTGCTTTTTTCATAATATATACTCCTGTTGTCCTTTATTTATATTCTTCAACGACTACAATACCAGGTCTTCCATCTGAACCTCTATGTCCATGGAAATACCCGCCTGTGCCGCCTGTTCCTGGTGCGCTGTGGCCTTGATGGTTATGCGCAAAGTGTCCACCTTGTGGATGTCCTGACGGTGCAGCACCTCCAAAATATGTAGATCCTCCCGGACCAAACGAGTGGTGATGACAACCACCGCCACCTTGGTGAATATTTAAGTTACCACCGGAGCCGTTACCGCTAACACCACCCGAGTGTTGATTTTGTCTATTGGCGCCGTGTCCCGCACTTGCAGACATATACGGTCCAAAACTAGTGCCATTTCCGTTACCACCTGCACCTGAATAATATGTGCCACCACCACCACCACCAATAGTAATACCTACTGAGCTAATACCTGTGACATCCATAATTCTTTCTGAGTAGCCACCTGCGCCACCGCTTTCTCCGTGTCCAGAAGCTCCGCCTCCGCCACCAACTAATTTAACTCTAATATATCTAACGCCACTTGGTCTGTTCCATGTGCCGTTTCCTGTAAATACTTGAATTCCTGAAAACCCTTCATATCTATATTCTAGTGCATTACCTGCTGAGTTTGTTGATAGAATGGTATTTACTGCACCAACACTTGTTAATCCTGTACCACCTGCGCCAACTGGCACTGTACCAGTAACAACACTGCCACCTAGTGCAACTGCACCGTCTGCTAATTTGTTTGCGTCTACTGCTCCACTTGCTATTTCATCTGCGGCAACACTTCCTGCTACAATTTTTGTACCTGTAATAGTTGCATCAATGAACGATTCGCCTGTGTAACCTTTTAGTATTTGATAATTAAATGCCATTTTTAATAGAACTCCGTTACAATGATTAACCCGGGTCTGCCGTCAGCACCTCTATGTCCACTAAAGTATCCTGATGTACCACCTGTACCTGGAGATGAGTGTCCTTGGTGATTGTGAGCAAAGTGTCCACCTTGTGGATGTCCTGATGGTCCAGGGCCGCCAAAGAAACTTGCGCCACCCATTCCCGCTGAACGTTGCTCGTGACTTCCACCGCAGCCGCCGTATATGTTTAAGTCGCCACCGCTTCCAACTCCTGCAAGGCCACCGTTGTGTTGATTATGTCTGTTTGCTCCATGGCCGCCTGACGCACTAAGATATGGGCCAAAACTTGATCCGTTACCATTGCCTCCAGCATTGGAGTAGTATGTACCACCGCCTCCACCAGCAATAGTACAAGTTACTGAACTAATTCCAGTTACATCTAAAATTCTTTCTGAGTATCCGCCAGCTGCACCACTTTCTCCGTGGCCTGAACCACCGCCGCCACCACCTTGTACTTGCACCATAATGTATCTAACGCCAGTTGGTCTGCTCCAAGTACCTGTACTTGTATAAACACTCATTCCTCTAATACCTGTTGCTGCAAAAGTTAAAGCGTTGTTAGCTGAGTTTGTTGTAAGTGCTTGATATGCGCCTCCAGCTGCTGTGTTACTTGTTCCACCTTTAGCAAAAGGTAATGTACCTGTTACTGTACTAGATCCAAGATTAACAGCACTAGCTGCCATTTTAGTTGCTGTTACTGAACCGTTTGCTAATTTAGCATTGGTTACTGAGTTTGTTCCTAAATCTGCGGCAGCAACAGTTGCCCCATCTAAGGATGTATTAGTGAGTCTCTTTAATGTCTGATAGTTAAACGCCATATTCTATACTCTCCTTAGTAATAATTCGTTACAATAATCAATCCAGGTCTTCCATCTGAACCTCTGTGTCCGTGGAAGTGTGATCCTGCACCACCTGTACCTGGAGTACAGTGGTTTTGGTGATTATGAGCAAAGTGTCCGCCTTGCGGGTGATTTCCCGGTGCGCCTCCGCCAAAATATGTATTTGCTGTACTTTGGGCACTATAAGCGTGATGACTAAATCCGCCACCTTGGTGAATATTTAAGTTACCACCTGAGCCGTTACCACTAACACCACCCGAGTGTTGATTTTGTCTATTTGCTCCATGGCCTGCACTTGCGCTTAAATATGGACCAAAACTTGAAGCGTTTCCGTTACCACCTGCACCTGAATAATATGTGCCACCGCCGCCACCGCCAATAGTAACTGTTACTGAACCAATTCCGGTTACGTCGATATACTTTTCAGAATATCCACCTGCGCCGCCACCTTCGCCGTGGCCACCGCCACCGCCTCCAGCACCTTGTACTTGTACTCTAATATATCTAACGCCAGTTGGTCTGTTCCACGTTGTAGTACCAGTATAAACATTCATACTTGCAACACCGTGTAAGTCAGTTGTTAACGCAGAACCATTACTTCTAAGTGCTCTATAACCACCACTGCCACTTGTAAGTGCTGTTCCGCCTCTAGCTACTGCTAATGCGCCTGTAACTTTAGCAGAACCAAGATTAACGGAGCCTGATGCCATCTCATCTGAGCCAACAGCACCTGTAGCAATACTTGTGTCTGTTACAGTTGTGTTTGCTAAGTCGACTGAGCCTAAAGTCCCGTCTACAATAGCAGCACCTGTGACTTTCTTTAAAGTTTGATAATCAAACGCCATTTCTTGTTAACTCCTATTAAATTACTGCCATCAACCAACCGCTGGCTGCATCAGTGTATTCCAATGTAAATGATGCGCCACTAGTACTAACAGTCATATTGTCTGTTGTGCGCATAATCTTGTTGCTGTTGTTTGCTACTGTTAAATTGTTAGTACCAAAAGTTCCTGAATAATCTTGAAACTTTACTGTATCACCTTCAACTGGACTTGCTGGTAAAGTAATTGTAACCGGCCCTCCAGCTGAATTAACAATATAGAACGTATTCGATACTGCCGCTAGTGATGTAGTTGTAACAACTCTTGGTAACTCTCCTACCACATGCCACTGAGCAGCATTATAAATTTCTAAAATATTTTTAGATGTATTATAATACAAAACTCCACCATTTGCACTAGCAGGACGAACAGCGGTTGTTCCACTCAGCAATTGTGGCTGATCGTTAATTCCACTTCCTACAATTCTTCCCATAATTACTCTCCTTAAGCTGTTGAGGTTTCAATACCCATGCATACTGCTGATACGTTGACTGCATTTGATCTTACAACAACTATCTTTCCTGCATCTAGTACTATACCTGTTCTTTCTACAACACCGTTTGCAGAAATTTGTGAATCAAATTCTAAATAATCCGCATCGTTTGGTGTGCCGGATGAGCTTACTGCTATCCTTACTTGGGCAGCACTTCCACCTCTGTTACACAAACTTACTGAAACTACACTAAAAGTATCAGCGGGCGTTGTGTATACACTGGTATCTGTAGCTGCTGCTAAATCTGCTACGCCTAATATTCCTGTTGCCATTTTATTTTATCTCCGTTTTTATCTATTTCTAGTTTAAGAAGTAATGCCATGCAATTGGCAAACCTCTGACTCCACCTTTGAAATTCATGTTAGCATTAACAAGAATCGCTGCTTGTGTAGTTGTAGTTATCTGTGTTCCAGCAATATATATTGAACCTGCTGTAACACTATTTACATTAAGCGATGCACCACCGCCACCAATTTGTGAACTAATGTAAGCCTTAATGGCTCGCTGTGTCGGTACAACACTGTCACTATCTGCTGTGAAGAATGGGTCTGTACTAAATTCTTCAATTGAAGCAGATCCTCCACCTAGTGTAACTTCACCAAGTGATAGTTCTTGTAGTCCTGCAATGTTAAACGCATCAGCATTCAATGTTGCAACACCAGTTGACTGTTCAACTGCAAACAATCCACCAACTCTAAAGTTACCATCTTGGTCAGTTGCAGTGTAGAATACTCTACCGCCGTTGCTTTGTCTGGTTTCGTTAGCTTGAATTGGATCTTGTAGTGGAAGTCCTGGATAATTGGTTTCAGTAAAGTTACCTGTACCAATGTCTAGGAAGTCGTGTCCTGTTAAGCGCACCTGTGAGTACTTAATTCTAGTTGTTACACTAGTTCCGTGTGCCGGAACATTAATTAATTTCATCTGTGGACTAACTTGTAAGAAACATGTAAATGCTCCTGGATTTGTTCCAAGCTGTGTAATGATATTAACCAATTTGAATGTTTCATTTGGTAAATGTCCAAACACAACGTTTGAGCCTGTTACAGGAAGGTTTGAAAGTTGTCTTACAGCAATATACGAACCGCTTTGGAAGAAGTCTGCATATCCATCACCACCTGTTAAGTCTGCGGATGATGAAACATAACCTGTTCCTCTACTTGAGAACGTTGGGTTAGCTAACACACCGTTACCAATTCTAACAATAAATGGTGCTGCATAAATTTCACTTGGGTCAACAATAGTCATTGTTGGAACGCTATCGTATCCTGCGCCCGGCTCAATAATTTTGACTGAGTAAATTTTATTTTGTGCAACATATGAACGTGCTCTTGCTCTTACACCAAGTCTTGATCTAGAAGCAATAGTTCCTGCTACCACTGGAATTGTTACCCAGTAACCTTTTCTTTCGCTTACACCGTATGCTACTGCTTTATAACCTTCACCAATTTGGTCTCCTGATACACCTTCTAGTGATCTCCAAGTCCAGTTAAAGCCATCTTGTGATGTAGCTACTTCATTAAAGCCGTCTAAGCCATCTAAGTATGCTGTAGCAACAAACAATCCTTCACCGTAGTTAACTTTTTGTAAGCCTGATACTGCTGTTGAATCTGGTGATCCCATTGGCATAGCTACCCAAGTTGCGCCGTCTATTGACATAGCACCTGTGTTGTTATCAGAAGCAACTGCTACAAAGTGTCCGTTACCAAATGCAACATCTGTCCATGCTCTTGAAGCTGGTAGCGTTGCAGCTACCCAAGTAACACCGTCATTTGAATATTCAGCAACTGTACTAGCTGGTTTAGTTGCAACAAATCTACCTGCACCGTAAGTAATTCTAGTATGACCAGTATTATTAAGTGTACCTGTAAGATCCCAAGCAACTCCATCTAATGAAATAGCAACTGTTGCTGTACCTGCTGCAACTGCAATAAACTTGCCTTCACCGTAAGTAACATCTGACCATGCTTGACTTGATGGTAGTGCTGATTGTACCCAAGTAACACCATCATCGGAGTATGCTGCTATTGCTGATCCTGTAGCTACTGCAACAAATCTACTTTGTAATGCTACTGTTGATCCATCATCAATAAGTCCGTGTGCTAACGATGTCCAGTTAGCGTTTGGCATTACGTTTGCAACCCATGTATTACCATCAGTGCTGTATGCTCCTGCGTTTGCACTCGATTTAACTGCAACCCATACACCTTCTTGTGCATGTCCTACAGTTTCAATATCTAAAATTGTTCCTGATGCACTAATTGCTGTTACTGTTATTGTAATATCGTTAGCTGTACTTGCGCCGCCTACTGCTGTACCAGCAATAGTAAATGTATTAAGTCGAGTATAAGTTGTACCACCACTTACTATAGTTGTGACATACTTTCCACCGTTCTTAATAACTTGGAAACTTGCTCCTGAACCACCACTGTTATTGTATGTTGCTGATGGTAGGTAAACTCCAGTACGTTTTCCGTGTATTGTATCTACCCATGTACCACTTGTTGGTAATGCACCTGTTGCTTGTGAACTATCAGTTGGAGCAGTAAACGAAATTGTTGGCTCAACTGTGTAAGTTGTTGAAGCATCTGGTGTTACAATTGTTGTACCTGCTACAATATGATCCCAACCTGCTACGCTTGTTGACTCTCTTTTAACAGCAGCAATCTTAGTACCTGAGTTGTATGCAGTAACAATACCAAATTGTCCTACACCAGCTCCGCCAGTAATGTTAACTCGCATGCCAATGTAAGCTGAACTAATCTCTGCATCAGTTGCAGCCAGTGTTATTGATGTTGAACTACCAGCCTGTGCAGTGTTGGAGTTAGTAATATAACCAAATCCACCAAAGTTTCCATCTGCTTCAGCAGCTTTGGAACTATCGTCTACATTATCTTGTAAGAAGATTTGATGTACGCCACCAGTTCTAAACTCGTCTGCTACTGCTGTAGCACCTGTTCCTGCTCCTGACATTAACCATGTAGCATTTGTGTACTCGTTACCAGCATTATCAAATTCAAATGCATATACTTGTACAGCACCATCTGTTTGCACAGTTCCAACTGTTGCTTCAAACTGGAATTTGTTATCAACAATAGCAGTGTTTGGAATTTCAGTTGAATCAAAGCCTTCAGCAACTGAACCAAAGTCACCATACGAGTTGTTACCGTTTGTGCCTCTAATTCTACCACCGTTTTCTGCTAGATAACCAATGTGTGAGTAGTATGTAAACACTGACACAAGTTCTGCTCTACCGTTATTAGTAATCCATGCACCAATACCGTCGGATATAACTTGTGTAAAGTCGTTACTAACAATTGAATCGTTACCACCGTTGTGCAATGCACCGTCAATCTTTTGACCAACTGCGCCTGAGCCAAAGGTAGCTACGTTTTGAATATAAGGTGAACGTTCAATAATCCATGTTGAGAAATCATCTGGACCATAACCCGGATCAAGTGATACATACGCTCCACCGGATACTCTTGAAGTTCCTTGTGCGTTTGTACCAAGCAATTCACCTGCCATGTTAGCAAGAGTTTGGTTTCTAACACCAGTACCGTTTCTTACATAGTAAAAGTCTTCGCCGTCTCTTGTACCGTGTACAGCATTACCGTAGTATCTTGCTGCTTGTAATGATTTATAGTTTCCGTGATATTGTAAATCGTATTTGATTGCATCAAGGATTCTATTAACATCTCTTTCACACTGCGTTGAGCTGTAATCAAGGGCAACTGTCATTGACCCTGTTGCATCTAATA